CACCTCAGACGACACTTCCATTCGAGGGGTGTTCTATGACTTGGTGGAAGAATTCACTACACACATGCAAGTAGCTGAAGACCGGGAAGAAATCCTCCTGAGAAAGCCCTGGCTCAATGAGGAAACACGCCGCGTATTTTTTCGTCTAAAAGATTTGGAAGCTTTCCTAAAGCGCAACAAGTTCTTGGAATACAAGAGCAACAAAATTGCTCAACGGCTCCGCGATATCGAAGGGACGCCGGAAGTTATTCGCATTAAAAATAGGCATGTTCGTTGTTGGTCCATACCAGCCGCAGACCCGATAGAGGATAGTTTCAGCAGTAACTTTAACGAGACAGACGACGACATTCCATTCTAAGGGGAATATAAAGGTGCTACGATTTTTTGGGCCGCCGGGAACCGGCAAGACAACCACGCTTCTTAATCTTGTCGATGATGCGTTAGCCAACGGCATGGCGGCAAACGACATTGGCTACTTCGCCTACACTCGCAAGGCTTCCCACGAGGCACGAGATCGAGCCGTTGTCCGGTTCAACCTAGACGCCGAAAAAGACTTCACCTACTTCAGGACCTTACACAGTCTGGCTTTTAGATTGCTGGGTCTGACATCAAGTGACGTTCTATCCGAGAAACACTTGAAAGATTTCAGCAACACCATAGGAATTGATTTATCCCAAGGGACAAAGAACGACGACGATGAGGGGTTTACGATCTTCCGCAGCGATCACCCCATGATGCGCGTTGCAGACTTGGCGCGAACCACGGAACTCGGACCCGAAGCCGCATACAATTGCAGCCAGCTTCACGAACCACGGCACTTGTTTATACATGTGTACGAAGAATATGAGGCGTTCAAGAAACAAAATAATCTCACAGATTTCACGGACATGCTTGTGAAACTGTCGCAGCGCCCGGAAATATTTCCTACGTTCAAATTATGCTTTGTTGACGAGGCACAAGATTTAACCCCTCTTCAGTGGCGCATCGTGGACATTCTCGACAAGAAGTCTGAGCGTATGTTCATTGCAGGGGACGATGACCAAGGAATATATGCTTGGGCTGGAGCGGACATACATCGCTTTATAAGTTTGCCTGGAGGCTCTGAAGTTCTAAGCCAATCCTACCGCGTCCCCCGAAGCATTTGGGAGATTGCTCAAAAGGTGTCCAGCCGAATTAAAAAAAGACAGCCAAAGACGTGGTCCCCCCGACAAGAGGGTGGTGTCGTACAACGCACCTACGACACTTACGATATTGATTTTGCACCGGACGATGAATGGTTAGTCATGGCGCAGGCCAACTACATGCTATCTGAAATAGCGGGGGACTTGAAAAGACAGGGAGTGTTTTTTGAGAGGTATGGAGAGCCTTCTCTCGGGAAGAAAGTACGCAATGCAATTTTTTCTTGGAACCATTTAACCTCAGAAAACAACGGAGAAATAAGTCTCTCCGAAGCTCAAAACCTTTTCAACCATATGGGAACTGGAGAGGGCGCGGTACGGCGCGGCGGAAAGGCTTTATTAAAAGCATCGCATGAGGATGACACATTTACATTTGGGGTTTTGTGCGAGCATTTTGGTTTAGATGTTGGTTTAAATACCGACTGGCAAAGAGCCCTTGATAAAATCAAACCGGAAGATAAAGCTTACGCAGAAGTCCTACTATCCCGTGGTGTGGACATTTCAAAAAAACCAAAAATCCGACTGTCCACGATCCACGGAGCAAAAGGTGGGGAGGCGGATAACGTTCTTTTATATTTGGACCTTACGGGAAAAGCACTGGAAGAAATGGGTAGAAACCCCGATAATGCGAACCGCGTATTATATGTGGGGGTTACTCGTGCAAAAGAACGTTTGATATTAAAATATCCCGAAGATCTACAGCGGGGCTGGAGTATATAAAATGATACCAGAGGAAATATTGAAAGAGGCGGCTTGCTTGATTGCTGGACAACGAGCCAAACAACACGGCAATTACACGGCCCTTCATTTACGAATTGCTGACTTATGGTCTTCTTATCTTAAATACAAAATTAGCCCGGAGCAGGTTGCGCTATGCATGGCGCTCGTCAAGATCGCTAGGGATGAAGTGGGAAATGAGAACCCCGACGATGCCATCGATGCCGCCTCTTATGTAGCCCTGTGGGGCGCACTGAAAAGTCGTAAATGAAAGCTCTTAAAAAACCAGTCTTCGGAATCCGCACGGAGTGGGTCCCGGTTTCGGACCTCCCGGTTACGCCTGATAGCATCACGGAAATAGCTGTGGATTTGGAGACCAAAGACCCACGGCTCAAGTCCCACGGCCCTGGCTGGGCCACGGGGGAAGGAGAAATAGTAGGCATCGCCGTTGCCTACGAGGGCTTCAATGCTTACCTCCCCATAGCCCATGAGGGGGGCGGTAATCTAGATCGTAAAACGATTCTTAAATGGTTCCAGAAGGAAATCGCGGATAATCCATCTGATAAAATTTTTCACAATGCCGCCTACGACGTTGGTTGGCTGGGACAGGCTGGCATAGAGCTTCAAGGCCGCTTTTTGGATACGATGATTGCGGCCCCTATTCTGGATGAGAACAGACGCTTTTATTCTCTGAACTCGGTAGCTTACGATTATCTTGGAGAGATGAAATCCGAGGCATTGCTGCGTGAAGCCGCCCAGGAATTTGGGGTTGACCCAAAGGCAGAGATGTATCGTTTACCCGCCGGGTTCGTTGGCGAGTATGCGGAAGCGGATGCGCGCCTTACCCTGGACTTATGGAACCACTTCAAAAATCTCCTGTCGCAACAAGACTTGTGGCAGATTTTCAATCTCGAAACAGAAGTCCTCCCCGTATGCATAGACATGACTCGCAAGGGCATTCTTGTTGATTTGGAGAGTGCGGAAAACCTCAAGCAGACCCTTCTCAAAACCGTCAAGAAAATCAAGGGCGGCATTAAAAAAGAAACCGGCGTAGACATTGAACTCTGGTCCGCCGCCAGTGTCGCGAAAGTTTTCGACCACCATAAAATTTCGTACTCGCGCACCGCTACTGGGATGCCGTCCTTCACCAAGAACTTCTTGAAAACGCACTCACACCCGATGGCACAACAGGTTGCCGAAGCTCGGGAACTGGACAAGCTCGGGAACACTTTCTTGAGTAGCATTTTCCGCTACACCAAGAAAGGCAGAATCCATGGGCACATTAACCAATTACGCAGCGAGGGAGGGGGAACCGTTAGTGGGCGAGTATCAATGTCCAACCCAAACCTCCAGCAAATTCCGGCTCGCAACCCAAAGTTCTCGGGTATGATCCGGGGGCTATTCCTTCCAGAAGAAGGCGAGCAATGGGCCAGTATGGACTACACGCAACAGGAACCGCGCATCCTGGTCCACTTCTCAAGCCTCACGAACCATGGCTTGGAAGGCTCGGAAGAGTTTGTCGCTGCCTACAGAAAAGATCCTAAAACAGACTTCCATAAAATGGTTTCGGAAATTGCAAAGATAGAACGTTCCGAGGCTAAAACGCTCAATCTCGCATTGATGTATGGGATGGGGGTCAACCGCCTCGCAGAGACGCTAGACCTGTCGGTTGAAGATGCCAAGGCGCTGATGTCTCAGTATCACGACAAGGTTCCGTTTGTGAAAGAGCTACAAGAGGTGGTACAGCGCCGGGTAAAGGACGCTAAATCCCAAGGTGCCATACGCAGCTTGCTTGGTCGAAAGTGTAGGTTTGATCTGTGGGAACCCAATTTATTTGTATCTTCACGAGCATTGCCGCGCGAAGAGGCGCTTCACGAGTACGGAGATAACATCAGACGAGCTTACACATATAAGGCGTTGAACAGACTGATCCAAGCGAGCGCAGCGGACCAGACCAAAGCCGCCATGGTAGCGATCAAAAGAGAAACAAAAAGAACCCCCCTCGTTCAAATCCACGATGAACTGGCTTATTCGGTATCGTCCAAGGATGATGCGAAGAATCTCTGCCGCATCATGGAAAATGCCGTAGAAATGGAAGTTCCGACTCCCGCTGATATAAAATTGGGAAAGAACTGGGGTAGCTTGCATACCATCCCGTAAAGTGCTATATTGTTGCCGAGGAGAAAACAATGAATCCGACAAAATGGAAAAGCGTCGTTGTGAGCATTGACGCCTACAAAGCCCTGAAATCACTTGCTGTCGCAAATCATCGAACGATCAGCGGGCAGCTTACACACATACTTGAAGTCTACATGAAACGCGGGCTTGACAAGGATGATGATGAAACAAGAACCATTAGGTGACATCCCGCGCCGCAGGGAGAGCGTAACGGAAAGCGTTCTGGGGGAAGGCTTTTCTTTCGCCGTGACAGTTGGATTTCACCCGATTTATGGCTCCCCACTAGAAGTTTTCCTCACTCAACGCGGTAAGTGCGGCTCACCCCTTGAAAAAACCCTCTACGAAATTGGCGTGACCGCCTCCAAACTGATGCAGGATTACGACACCTCCGGGACTAAAATCAGGGTTTTGGAGGAAGAACTGGCTGAAGCGAAAGAAGAAAACTTTAAGTTAGGCCAGTTGTTGCAATGCAAAAACTTGGGGGGAAAAGAATAATTTCTATGAGCGGCTTGGCCCCTACCTGATGGGAACATGGCCCCCCCTGGGGCCAAGTCAATCATCGCCCGAGCGATTGCGGAGATGGAAAATGTTAAAAAGGAGATCGCCGGAGACCAAAAGATTGATGAGAACAAAAAAGACT